ACCTAAAGCAGACGGCGGTGACAGTGGTAGCACAGGAAGGGAATCAGTAAGACTTGGTATGATTGTTTCCCGTGCTGTCAGAGATAACCAATTGCCTGACGGAACAATGCCAGGCACAAAATTAGAAGATATTGATGAGGATCAACTTCAAGATTTTTATAGTGAGTTCACATATGATATAGCTGAAGAATACGACATTACTCAGGAAATTTTTGCAAATGATGAAATGTATCATTTAGATGACATAGCAGAAAGAGGTGGAACTATTGCAGATATGTATTTTAGTGTTATAGACAGTGCAGAAGAATATGCATCGGAAGAGGGTACACTTAAATTTAATGAGAATAAAAAAAGTAAAAAGCAACCATTTAGAGAACATTATAACAGATTATTCAAAGGACGTAGCGTACTTTAGGAGACACTAAATGTATTTTGAGCAAAAAATATACAAACTTCTTAATGAAGAAGACGAATTTAAAGCTAAATCTAAAAAGACAGGTAAAGTAGTCGTATTCAAATCAAAGGACGCAATGGACATGGCAGTCAAAGGTGGATCTCATGAACCACTTGATAAACCAGGTACATCAAAAGCTAAACCAAAAGGTAAATCTGTATTCGACACTAAACCAGAAAAAGACGATGATACATCTATGGGACAACGCAATCGTAGTTATGGTGGTAGAGGATTTGGTGAAGAACCTGATCCTACGGAAGTTGATACAGCTCTTCAAGGTGCCGAGGAAGGAATGTATGATGCATTAAACAGAGGTTTGTCATATGGTGAAGATAGAGATGTAGATAGGATGATTGATAATGATATTCAAGCTGCCTTAGATGCTGGAGCAACAGATGAAGATCTGCAGGACTTTGCAGATAACTTAGATGGAGAAGGTAGACAAATGTTTCAGGATTCATTAAATAATCTTGCGTATGATCTTGATATCGTTGATTATGGTTCAAATGTAAACCTTTCACCATCTGATCCTAACTACAAAAGTCCTGGTGAAATGGATAAACTTGGCTCTGATAATCCTTATGACAAAGGTGATGAATATGATGCGCCTGATCCTATGGCTCAATATGATCCTGAAGCAAATCCAACTCTAGATGATATGGCTGGCGATGATATGGATAAAGGAATAGACGATGCAATAGAAGGTATAAGAGATGATAAACGTGAAGACGCTTTTGATATGATAATACAGTCATTTGACGATGAGGATGAACTAGAACGTATCTATCAAAATCTAGAAGCAGGTAAGTTACCAAAGCCTGATCTCGATCCTTATGGAGCTATAAAACATAGAATAATTATGCAAGGTATAGAGGATGGAACATTAAATTTTGGATCAAAAGGTATGGAACTTGCTAATTACATAGAAACTAGAGAAGAAGATCTTTATCAACAAATGACAGAAGGTAAACACTTTACTAAACCTATCATTGCAGAAAGAATAGGTATCAAAAAAACGTTACGGAAACGAGCTGGTCTTCTATAGATGATTGATAGCCAATTACTCTGCACGTTTACAACAAAGAGTAATTTAGAAAATACTGTAAACACCATTAAACAAAGTTATACTATTGTATTCGATAAAATTTATGTACTTCAAAATGAGGATAGAAATAAAGAATTAATTTGTACTTATAACGTTGAAGTATATAATGGCTTAGATTACAATGCGGTTCCTAATACCATTTCACTACACAGAAAGAAACATACCAATACGTTATATACAATTAATGCTCTGAATGAAATAATAAAAAATGCAAATAACGGCATACTTGATAACAAGTTTCCTATACCTTGGGAAAATTTTCAAAATACTATTCTTGTTACTAATAACAATGGTCTTAACAAAATCAACACAAGAATATTTGAAATAATTGAGTTGTAAAAAACTCTTTGGTTTCGTAAAAAACATTATATATATATAAAAGGTTATGACTTTGATAGTCATTAACAATAATAATAAACACTTAATAATAAACTTAAAGGAATAACATGGATCTTAATCAAATAAAATCACGTCTTAATCAGTTACAGGCAACTCAACAATCACGTAATAACTTTTGGAAACCACAACCAGGAAAGTCATTGGTTAGAATAGTACCTTATAAGTTCAACAAGGATAATCCTTTCATTGAACTATTTTTTCATTACAATCTAGGTGACAATAAAACTCATATTTCACCTGTATCATTTGGTAGGAAGGATCCTATCAATGAGTTTGCTGACAAGTTAAAATCTTCAGGCAATAAGGATGAATGGATTCAAGGTAGAAGAATGGAACCAAAAATGAGAACGTTTGTACCTATTGTCGAGCGTGGTAAAGAAAATGAAGGTGTTAAGTTCTGGGGTTTTGGAAAGACAGTATATCAAGAGTTACTAGGCATCATTGCTGATCCTGACTACGGCGACATTAGTGATGTGTTAACAGGTAGAGATATTTCAATAGAACGTCAAACTCCTGCAGAAGCTGGTAATCAGTATGGTAAAACTACTATAAGAGTTAAGCCTAATCAAACAGCATTAACAGAAAATAAGTCTCTGTTAGAAACTCTATTTAACGATCAGGTTGAGATAACTGAACTGTATCCAGAGCCAACATATGATGATCTAAAGATTGCGTTACAAAATTATCTAAATCCCTCTGAAGAGGAAGAAGCTCAGGAAGCTCCTGTACCAAAGGTTGATCCTGCCACAACTGTTGCATCCAATGTAGCAGATGATTTTGACGCACTTTTCAACTCTAACTAAGGTAAAGAAAAATGACTAAAAAGGATGAACTCGCTGATATCATAGCGTCTGAACTAAATAAACAGTTCAAACATCAACAAGTAGCATATTTCTTAGGCAAGCATGATACTCCTACTGATATAAGAGGTTTTATTTCAACTGGATCAACAATGTTGGATCTAGCTATTGGAAATAAACCAAATGCTGGTTTAGCTGTTGGACGTATAACAGAACTAAATGGTCTTGAAGGTAGTGGTAAATCATTAATTGGTGCACATGCATTAGCAGATACACAAAAGCAAGGTGGTGTAGCAGTGTATATTGATACAGAATCTGCAGTATCTGAAGAGTTTCTTCAAGCTATTGGTATTGATACTAATACTATGTTATATGTTCACCTTGAAACTGTTGAAGATATTTTTGATACTATTGAAACCATAGTTACAAAAATAAGAGAGTCGAGTAAGGATAAATTAGTAACTATATTAGTTGATTCCTTAGCAGCCTCTTCTACTAAAGTTGAGATGGACTCAGATTTTGATAAGGATGGATATGCAACAGCTAAAGCTATAATTATATCTAAAGCAATGAGAAAAATAACTCAAATGATTGCACGACAGAGAGTTGCTTTAATTTTTACAAATCAGCTAAGACAAAAGTTAGGTGTAATGTTTGGCGACCCATGGACTACTTCAGGTGGTAAAGCGTTACCATTTCATGCATCTACTAGAGTACGATTAAAAAATATGGGTCAGATCAAGGATACCAAAAAGAATACTATAGGTATCAAGATCAGAGCACAGGTTATAAAAAATCGTTTAGGACCACCATTACGACATGCAGATTTCAGTCTCTATTTTGATACTGGTATAGATGATTTTGGTAGTTGGTTGGAAGTCTTAAAAGGACATAAGTTAGTAAAACAAGCAGGTGCTTGGTATACTCTAAAGGATCAGGATGGTAAAGATCATAAGTTTCAGTCAAAAGACTTTGAATCACTTATGGCTGATGAAGATACTCAAAAGTATGTCTATGATCTGATTTGTAAGGCTTGTATTCTTAAGTACAATTCTAAAGAGCTTGGTATTGATGATGTAGAAACCACAGACACTGTAGTAGATGACATTTGATCTAAAACAAAGATACAGTGAGTTCATAGAAGAACAGTCAGAAGAGCCCGTTGATAATGCTACTTTTAACAGTAAAGTATTGATTATTGACGGGCTCAATACTTTTATAAGAGCCTTTTCAGTCAATCCTGCATTAAATGAAGATGGTGTACATGTAGGTGGTATAGTAGGTTTTCTCAAAAGTATTAGGTATGGTATATATAAACTTAAGCCTAGTAGAGTTGTAATAGTTTTTGATGGTAAGAACGGTTCGAAAGCAAGACGTAAAATATATCCTGAATATAAAAATCAACGACGAGTTAAGACTAGACTCAATAGAAACGTTGATTGGGAAACTGGTCCTGTAAACGAAGAACAGGCTATGGCTCAACAGATATCAAGACTTGTGAGTTATTTAGAAAATCTTCCAGTTAAAATTATCTCCATAGATGGTATCGAAGCTGATGATACCATGGCATATATTGCAAGGACAATATTTAAAGAATCAAAAGTTATACTAATGTCTACAGATAAGGATTTTCTACATTTAGTAAACGATAAAATAAATGTATGGTCTCCTACTAAACAGAAACTATATACAGAGTCTAGTGTTAAAAGTGAATATGGAATTATACCTCAAAATCTCCTTACATGGAGAACGATGGACGGTGATAAATCAGATAACATAGCAGGTATGAAAGGTGCTGGTCTAAAAACTGTCATAAAATATTTTCCAGAAATAGCCGGCGATGAAGAATTTACTGTTATGGATTTAATTAATACATACAAAAATAAGCAATCGAAGTACAAGATACATGAAACTTTCAAGTCTAGTATCAATGTACTAAAAAGGAATTATTTACTGATGCAATTATATAATGTAAACATTAGTAATAGAAATAAATTATTAATTCAGAATTCATTTGCCTCATGTAGTGAAAAGTTAGTAAAGTTCAAGATACAAACTATGTTTATTCATGATAAGTTATGGGGTAGTATTCCAAACTTAGATCAATGGATGGTTGAATTTTTAAGATTAGAAAGAATGAGAAAAAAGGAAAATGATAAATAGGTTATCAGATTTTGGTCACAATTTTCAAGTTAAGAGTGTAGGTCTTTATCTAAGTGATAAGGAGTTTCTTGCAACAATTCAAGACATATTAGATTTCGATTGTTATGAATCGGAAAGTATGCGATGGATAGTTAAGCAATGTAAAGAATATTTTGACCAATATAAGAATACAATAACACTAGACGTGTTTAAGGTAAAAGTACAGGATATAAAATCAGAAGTACTTAAGACTACAGTCCTTGAGGACTTAAAACAAATACACAGAGCTCTAGGAGCTGAAGACTTAGATTATATAAAAGATAATCTTATAGAGTTTTTCAGAAACCAAAAATTAAAAGCTGCTATCATGGATAGTGTAAATATACTAGAAACTTCAGGTGATTACGATAAAATACAAAGTATTATAGACCAAGCATTAAACAGTGGTATAGAAAAAAACGTTGGTCATGACTATCTAGCAGACATTCAAGAACGATATGAAGACTCAGCACGAATAACTTGTGAAACTCCATGGCCTGTATGTAACGAATTATTACAAGGAGGACTTGGTTGTGGTGAACTTGGTGTGATAGTTGCTCCTGCTGGTGTAGGTAAAAGTTGGGTGCTGTCTAAAATAGGAAGTGAAGCTATTCGTGAAGGAAAAAAAGTTGTTCATTATACGCTTGAATTGAATGAATATTATGTTGGATTACGATACGACAGTATATTTACAGGTATACCAGCATCCAATCTCAAATTTCACAAGGAAGAAGTAGTAAGAAAGTTAGCTGGTATGAAAGGTAACTTAGTGGTTAAATACTTTCCTACTAAGACCGCATCAGTCAACACTATAACTGCTCACCTACAGAAGATGAAAACGTTAGGCCATGAAATAGATTGTGTCATTGTAGATTATGCAGATATTATGAAAGATAGAGGATTTACCAAAGAAGTGCGTCATGCTTTAGGAAATATTTATGAAGATTTACGAGGACTAGCTGGTGAGATCGACGTACCTGTTTGGACAGCATCACAAGCTAACAGATCGGCACTAGATGAGGATGTCATTGAAGCTCAAAAGGTCGCAGAGTCGTATAGTAAAGTCATGACTGCGGATTTTGTAATGAGTCTCAGTAGAAAAGTTGAAGATAAAGTTGCAAATACTGGACGCTTCCATATAATTAAAAATAGATTTGGACCAGATGGTTTAACATATCCTGCTAAAGTAAATACCAATACAGGACAAATCGAGATATACGAAGGTAATACGATAAGTGGTAAAGAACAGCAAAATAAGATAGATAACAGAGATCAGCTGCAGAGAAAAATGTTAGCTAATCGTTATAGTGATTTAATTGGTAACATGGATAATTAAGGAAATAAATGAAATTTCAATTAACAGATACTTTTATTAAAAAATATAAGAGAAAGAGACCTCCATTTGGTTTTAATGGACTAGGTGAATTAGTTTACATGAGAACCTATTCTAGAATTAAAGAAGATGGTAGGAATGAGAGATGGTGGGAAACAGTAAAAAGAGTTGTGGAAGGAACCTACAACATGCAGAAGGAAAGAATTGATACATATGAGCTAGGATGGAATCCATGGCAAGCTCAGAAATCTGCTCAGGAAATGTATGAAAGAATTTTCTACATGAAGTTTCTGCCACCAGGAAGAGGACTCTGGGCTATGGGCAGTCCAATCACTGAAGATAGAAAATTATATGCTGCTCTTAATAACTGTGCATTTGTATCTACAAAAACTCTAAAGGATGACTTGGCTAAGCCATTTTGCTTTCTCATGGATGCTAGTATGCTAGGCGTAGGTGTTGGATTTGATACCAAGGGTGCTGGAGAGATAGTTGTTAAAGGTGTAGATCATAGTAGAGACACACAATTATATAAAATACCTGATACAAGAGAAGGTTGGGTGGAATCACTTAAACTGTTACTAGAAAGTTATTTTCACGGCACATCGCCTGTAGAATTTGATTATACCAAAATTCGTGGTGAAGGAGTTCCCATTAAAGGTTTTGGCGGAGTAAGCTCAGGACCTGATCCATTGAAGGAAGTTCATAATGATATAAAAAAAGTACTAGACAAAAATAGTGGTGAACCAATTACAATTACAACCATTGTAGATATAATGAATTTAATCGGTAAGTGTGTTGTTGCTGGTAATGTTAGAAGAACAGCAGAAATCGTATTTGGTGATCCATACTCCGAGGAATATCTTGACTTAAAAAATTATGAAGTAAACCCACATAGAGATCAATATGGTTGGACATCTAACAATTCTATTTTTGCAGAGCTAGGTATGGATTATACAGAAGCTGCAAAGAGAGTTGCAATAAATGGAGAACCAGGATTTGCATGGTTGGATAATATGAGAAAGTATTCTCGTATGAAAAATGGAGGTGACGATAAAGATCATAGAGTAATGGGTGGTAATCCTTGTTTAGAACAATCATTAGAATCGTACGAGTTATGTTGTTTAGTAGAAACGTTTCCTAGTAATCATACATCATTTGAGGATTATAAAAAAACATTAAAGTATGCATATCTTTATGCCAAGACAGTGACATTAGGAAGAACTCATTGGGCAGATACAAATAGAGTTATGTTGAGAAACCGAAGGATTGGATGCAGCGTAAGTGGTGTAGCTCAGTTTATCACAACAAGAGGATTGGATACACTTAAAGACTGGTTAAATGATGGGTATGATGTTATACAAAATTGGGATAAACAATATTCAGATTGGATGGCTGTACCAAGAAGTATAAAAACTACCTCAGTAAAACCAAGTGGAACTGTATCACTATTAGCAGGTGCTACACCAGGATTACATTATCCCGAAAGTAGATTTTATATTCGAAGAATGAGACTATCTAAACATAGTGAGTTAATAGAACCTATGCAAAAAGCTGGTTATCATATAGAGCCAGCATATGGATCTGAAGAT